TAATTGCCTATTGCGATGCGTTTCCGCATTTCTTCAATCATGTCAGGAGTCATATTGCTCAATCCGCCAGGACCGCCTACGGTATCCAATAATTGCTGGTGTGCCGCCGCTACCGAGCCGGGCGCGTTCGGACTTCCGCCGACCGGCCAACCTTCCTTATGTTGTATCCAATGCTGGATTTCGTGCAGGAGATTGGTTTTTTGCTGATCGGGTGTAGTTAGGACGTTTGGATTGTATTCGAGACGCCCGAATGTTCCGGGCTGTTCTTTAAATTTTCCAGCAACGTTTGATGGTAGATTTGGATTTGCGCGTCGCTCCACAAACCCAATTGAGGGGTAAGCGTCTATCAATTGGGGGTGATCGAACTGCCCTGCCAGGAACGGCGCTTGCGAATTTGGTTTAACTCGCGCCATATCATCGGAGATTTCATACGCCCAATGTTCGGCGTCGGCTTCGCCCGGCAAGCGCCGCCAGCCGGTTTGTTTGTGAATAGACTCGTTGGCAAGCCCTCGGTCGTACAACCGCTTGGCGGATGCCAATTGATTGATAATGGCGTTGTTCTTGCTGGCGGCGGCCAGATTGCGAGCGCCTTCCTCACCGATATCTATTTCTCGGCGCGTGAGACCGCTGAGACCGCGCGTGCCCAGCCGCGCCATGCTCGCCAAGTCGATCAGCCGGTCGTTGCCCGTCAGCGTCCCGGTCAGCGCCATGCCTTCCGTCGCCGCCAGTCCGACCTTGGGTGCCGCCTTAATCAGTTCTGGCAAAGCTGCCTTGTAGCCCTGTTGCCCCATCGTCGCCAGCATCGGGCGAACCGCTGCCCCAGCGGCTTGCGTCGCCGTCCCTGCCGTCTTCAACTGCGGCACCAGCATGGCGAGTTCGGTACCGCCCCGTACTACCCGAGCGGGATCGATCTCGCCGTAACTCCCGGTCCCTAGCCGTTGCAGGACGCGCCCGGTGCTAGGCATATTGGCGCGATCCTCCAGATACCCACCCAACGTATGTAGCGGCGACACAATCGGCTTCAGTTCGCCTTGCGGTGGCTGATTAAGCTGATTGCTGGCGGCTTGTTGCGCCGTGCGGTAATACTGAGGATAGGGATTCGGCATACGCGCCTCTCAAGGCTTCCGCGAGCGGTTAAACCACCGCGCCTTTAATCCGGTCGGGATCGGTGACCACCGCCACCAGGTCGTTGTCCTTCAGCAGCCGATAGCGAATCGGCTCGTCGTGCTTGTCGGACTTCAAATCAATACGAATACCGCTGTGCTTGTGGAACAACACATCGTCACCCAACTTCGCCCAAGCGTTACCGTTAAAGGCGTCGTGGGTGTAGCACTGCTCGCCCATGGCCACGACCTTGCCGATCTGGCAAAGGTACTGCTGGGCGTCCTGAGTTTCTGGCGCCAGGAGAATACCCCCAGCGGTTTTAGTGATGGCGCGGCGTTCTTCCAGCAGCATGAAATAACCCACTGGAGAGAGCGGCAAATTGGCATCGGATATCATCGAATTCTCTCAAGAAACCCCAGTCTGAATACCAGGAAGTAATAGGGAACCGCACGAGGCGCGGTCAAAAAAATGGGTGGCGTACTGATATCCGTAACCATCGCCGCGTTGCATCATGCGACAATGGCGATAACCGATACCTTGCACTATCCCGGTTGGCGTTTTAATGTCGAAACTTCCTGACGCACGAACCGCCACCCGGCCAATGTAAATTCCCACCTTCTTTCCAGTCGGCACCACCGCCTTTATCCGGTCGCCGGTCGCGAATCCACGAACCTGCTTTTTCCGCATGAGATAGCCACGCGGGAATCCGTAAGCGTTAACGATGGTCCGCTGATAGGTGCCGCGTCCGGTGGCCTTGACCGCCAGAATTGTCCGCTTCCATCCATGTACGCCGGCCACGTCGCCCACACAAGCCGCGTCTAGGGCGTGGCCCTTGGGAATACCAAATCGCTCCCGGTTCCATTTGGTCTTCCCGCCGCTGGCGACTTCAACATGCAGTCCGGTTGCTTTTAGTGAGACGAACAGTGCCCAGCGAGTCGAGTTGACCGCTGCGGCATCCTTGAGCGGAGCTTTCACTTGGGATAGTATCCGCCGCAGCCGTGCAGGCTGATCGTGTAGAAAGTGCTCGATGGGCTTTGCCGCCTTGCGCTGATTGCAGGGACGGCAGGCGAGCACGAGATTGCTTATGCGGTTTGACCCGCCCAGCGCCCTTGGCCGAATGTGTTCGATTTCCAGCGGCACGTTTTCGGAATCGCAGTAGGCGCACCGCCGCGCCCATTTCTCAAGCAGGTATTCCCGCACTTCGGTTTCCGCCAGCGTCCCGTGCTGGTACTGAACGCCTTTGATGTCAGGGTTTTCCATTGCTTGCATATCGAACCGAACAAGTTCTTGCGCGATACCGGCGACGGGCGCCCATCGGTGCAACCGATTGAGCCACGACAGCGTGGTTTCCAGTCTGTGGCACAAGCTTGGCGGGAGCCAGCCTTTCGGTTTGGTCCGGTTCAAAAACCGTGGCGCGCGGTAGCGCATATTCCGGTTACGGCGCCTGCGTCTGAGATTGGCGCGGGCTGTCAACGCCTTGCTGATCGCCGCTCCACGGTGCGAGAGTTCAATCAAGTTCAGGACGTGTGCCCCGTCTTCTGCTTCCCGCACTACAACCATGCCGGTAGTTTTACTACCGGGGTCAATCTTGACGCGAACGGGTTGAAAGTCGCTGTTAGCTTGTGTCCGATCCACCAGCCGAATGACAAACGGCACCACGCGATGCACTCGCGCCCTGCCGCGTTTCAAAAGCAAGCGTGCGCGTTTTTCGGTGCATGGCATCAATGGCTTGCCGTGCCGGTCCAAGACAAAAACCGCCATCTTTGGAAACTCCAAAAACATTCCCTTACGGGACTGGTTACGCGGGCTTTCGCCCGTCTCCCCTCGCCCATGTTACAAGTCAGCCGTTATCCGCCAAGCCGTTTCGTGCTTACCAAATCGCTTGTCTGCTCTTGGCGGTTTCAGGGTCCGGGACTGAGGAAGCATCCCGGAGTGAGTCTTTTGCTTGCTCGCAACCAAGGCTTGCAAGATCAGCCGCAAGTCTCGCCCTTCAGTGCAAGGTAGTTGATGCTTTGTGAAGAGGTAAAACCCTTCGTCATCCCGACGATGGTAGGGCGTGGTGGTTGACTATCACAACGATGGAAGACAAAGCCGCAGAAACGAAAAAACCCGCGCTCTGGCGGGTGGTTCGGCAACTACGGCATATTAGAATATTCTAATATACTAATGCTCGACGGTTGTCAATAGGGTAGGGAAATATTTTTTTATTGTTAGGTATACAGAATCTTCCCACAGGCAGGGTAATCGCTTTCTTCGGCCAGCAACTCGATCTTGTCCATCTCCCGGTCTGATGAGAAGCCCAAGTCACGCCTTTCAAGCGACTGACGCAATTTTACATACGCCTCGCCTGGGTCTTCGGCAACCACGTAAGCGACACCGTAAGTCGGACTTGCTGGTATAGTCATTCCACGGCATGTTACGAGATACAGTTTTTTGCTCATCGGCTACATGGAATCAATAGGTAAATCGGTATGTAGAACCCGCGCCTGCCCGAAATGCCCTTCCAGTTTCGGCGCGGAGTCCGGGAACTTCAACCGCAGGATTACCCTGCGTCCGGTACTCAAACTCATCCTTTGCGCTTGCTCGATGGTTTCCCAAGCCCGAACCGGTGACAGGATGCGCCCGGACTTGAGATAGCGGCTCAACTTCTTGCTGCTGCATACGTGCCATACGATCATGGTCGAATTCCGCCAGCATCAAACATACGAATCCAGATTGCCCGTCAAGTCCAGGATCAGTTCCATATCCCGCAAGTTATGGGAGTCCATGTCCAAGTCCATGTCTACATGCCAAAGATCGGACCCGAACTCGGTATCGGACAAGCAGGAAATCAGTTCGACCAGATCGAGTGAGAGATAGCTCAGGTAGATATCCAGCATTTAAGCGTCCTCTGGGTGTTTGGCAACGAACTTCGCCAGCTTTTCCTCCGCCTCACATCGCAACTGATCGGGCGTTTTCCCACCGGGCTTGACCACCGTCACCAGAATAGGTCCCTGCGGCGAACCGAAGGTCATTTCTATGTAGTTCTTGGCATCAGGATAATCCTCAAACATCTTCATGAACATCCCTGCCATGAGCTTGGGACCGATCCCTTTCATGCTGAACTCCAACGCGCCACTCTCAATCTCCATCCCGGTCAGGAAGGGATCGGCGATAGCCTGCATCAGTCGCGCGTTATCTTCTCGAAGACGGCGGATTTCACGCCAGGGATTTAGTATGAATTTCATTTGCGACCGCGACCTCGTTTGCTTTCATCAGGCAAACTCCCACTCTTTCCCTTGATCTAGACAGCGGACCCTGCCGCTGCACGATCTCCATGGACGTTAGCCCTACAGGTACTAGAACTTCCCCGCCAGATTAGCCTCTAGCCACGCGAACAGCCCTTGCGTGTGATCGGCACCCAGGATGCTTGACAGCATGTGAGCATCAAGGACCAGGTTATCAGTGGTCGATAGCGCCTGGATTTGGCTCTGCAATTTGCTGACTTTCCTGACGGACCTCGACCAGCGGCGAGTGCGGCTTTCGTGCGTCTTGACGGCTGAACGACGCACAAAAATAAAACCCATGCGGGGTCTTGGTCTTGGCGAGACAATCCTGGCAACTATGCAATCTGTAAGCTAAAAGGTTCATTGCCAGAACCACTTCAAGACCACCACATGGGTTTTACTTACAGATTGCGTAATATTGCCGGAGTGCCAGTCCAGCGAGCGCACAATACCACATCAAATCGCGGTGTCAAGTATTTTTTTACAAGCAATCGTCAGAAGTCAAAATCAGCCACGCCGTTGCCGCACAGTACGGCACCTGCCCGTTGCCGATAGCCTTGAGGCGGCTCACCCGGTCGGGAACGCCGCGAGCGACCCTGGGCGCGTAAGCCTCGGTGTCGGGATCGGCATTAGAGGGATCGTTGGCGAACCACGTCGCTTGATCGCACTCCAACCAGTTCCGCCAAGCGTCAGGACTTATCGGCTCCAGCGATGTCCAGCCCGGAACCCAGCCCATCAACCACTCGACCCAGTTCGGATTTAACTACCCGCCTATCTGATCGTTCAAGTTATTTTGCTTGTCTGGATTGTTGAAACGCTCTATCTGTCCTGACCTGAAATCACGGGCTTGTGGTTTTGCAAGATAGTTCCTGCTTTCCCTCGGCTTCCCGTTGTCCGCGCCTCTCATGTGATTTGCTTTGGTATTCGTGGCTGTCGGTGTCGGGAAGATCGTCAAGTCCCTCGCCGTAACAGTTTGGACATCCGTATTTTCCGAGTTTGTCGTGATCGAATAAATATCCGCAGAATCGGCATTGGCGATAACATTCATAGGATGGGATTTTCTTCTCCATTGAGCAGGTCCACCGTTGTTTTTAGCGTCTTGAACGGTAGGCGTCGGAAGAATTTTCACGGCTTCGTAAGCAACCTTTGATGTTCGCCACGTTTCCCTCAATTTCACTTGTTGCGTCAATCCTATCTGAGCCATCCGCCCTGTATGCTTGTCGAAATGTCGGTTCATCCCGCCTAGCGTTCCGTTCTCTATCGGTATCAGTCGTTCCGCCGATAATCCCGGCTCGCGGGCTGATGGTGTTCGCCACAATCCAGCACCGTTCCCGCTTGTGGGGTGCGCCGATATCGGAAGCTCCCACAATACCCCACCGTGCATTAAACCCCATTTCGGCAAGGTCAGCGAGGACTCTGGCAAGTCCTCGTCCCACAAGGAGCGGTGAGTTCTCCACGAAGACGTAGCTCGGTCGTACTTCATTGATAATTCGCGCCATCTCCCGCCATAACCCGGAACGCTCGCCGTCGATCCCGCAACCCCGTCCGGCGGCTGAAATATCCTGGCAGGGAAATCCTCCGGCGACGATATCGACGATTCCTCGCCACGGGTGTCCGTCGAATCTTTTGACATCCGCAAAGATGGGAAACCAGGGAAGGCACCCGTCTTTTTGCCGCGCCGCCAGGACTTGCTGGCAATACTCATCGATTTCGACGGCGCAGACGGGTTGATGTCCGAGCAACAGGTCGGACAATATCCCTCCGCCAGAGCCGCTAAATAGGTGGAGAGTTCTGAGGCGGTGCAATTTACGGGTTCCAAATCTCTTTTGTGCGTCATGGCGTTATAGCCAGTGCCAGCCCGATTAGCTGGCACGGCGGCTCAACTGTTACTTGCAATACTTATGGCAAGTCCCGTCTTTCCCATCCTTGCCGTCCTTGCCAGGATCGCCTTTCTGGCCCTTATCACCCTTCTCGCCCTTATCACCTTTGTCTCCCTTGTCTCCCTTATCTCCCTTGTCTCCCTTTTCGCCCTGCCTTCCCCTATCGCCCTTCTCACCCCGCAGCCCTTCAAGCGGGTTTTCAGAGACGAACAGCCGAGCGCCGCGAGCGGTCAAGGTGTTTTCCTTTGAATCCAAAACGACCTGGTTGCCGTTCTTGGAGATCACTCGAAACGACACTGCCCTGTCAGTGCTCCACATGGCTGAGATAACCATGTCGGTTACGTCAAAGGCCGCGATCTTGTTAGGCGTTGTCGAGCGAACCACGCTGGTTGAGGCGGTAGCTAGACTGGCATCATCCGACTGCAATGTGGTTTCCTGCCAAGCGTTGCCGACCCTGGAGACGATCAGGTCGTCCGCTTCCGACTCGGCATTGGAATATACCCAGAGAATCGCCTTTTTAATTGAAGTAGTAACCTGCCAGTTAGTAGGGTTCTCGTCGAGCGTCGAGTCGTCTTTGCTCAAGGAGAACTTCAGGTAGGCGGCGTTGCCGGAATCGACGATCAGGGCTTCCTCGAAGCCGGTCAAGGACGGGCTGTTGGAACCTGTCAACGCCACGTAGGTATCATCGATCAAGGGAACTTCATGCGCCCCGCCCGCAAATGCAAGGGGACTAGTCGCGACAATAGCAAGAAACAAGCTAATCTTCTTCGCGTTCAACACAATGACTCCGATTTTGATAAAAATGGACAGGAATGGATAAGGACTGTTGAGATAGAGGTCGCTCGTCGCTACCTCATGGACACATTATACCGCGCTATCGGGTAGGCTTTCAACGGAAAACTTGCAGTTAGCGTTAATTAATTTATCCACACTTAGAATAGGAGCACTCTACACACACCGCACAGCCGTCACTTTGTATCATGGCGTAAGCACCGCAATTCGGACATAGCGTTCCTGGACCTTTTTTATTATCTTTCATCTTCTCCGCCACCATCGCTTTAGCTGCTTCTGCCAGCGACGTATCAACCGTTATCAGTCCTAACTCGATGAAGTGCTGCTCCACAACATCGCCGATGGCGGCGACTACGGACGGGACGTAGCGCCCTTTGTGAAACCAGCCGCCGCGAGGGTCGTGCACGCTCTTCATTTCTTCAACTACGAACGCCATCTCTCCACCCTTGCGGAACATCGCCGATATCATGCGGGTCAGGGCGACGATCCATTGAAAGTGCTCCATCGCCTTGGAGTTGATGAAGATTTCAAACGGGCGGCGCGTCTCGTTCGGCGTACCCTCGTTCAGGACGATATCGGTGATGGTGACGTACAGGGCGCTGGCGTCGGGCGGCTTGATCTTGTAGGTCTTGCCCGACAGTACGGGCGGGCGGCTGAGTTGTTCGTGGACGGTTTCGAGAGTATTAGCGGATTGAATGGCAGTATCGGGTTTGACCACGGCGCAACTTACGATTTTCTGGTTAATGGTAATTCCCACCCTAAAAATCCTCATCCCGCGCTTTCGCGTCCGCCATCACGTCATCGAGGATCGTCAGGGCGCGTTTCAATCCCCGCCGCATCCCCACGCGGGCCTTGTAATCCTCAAACGACATCGCGCCGCCATCCGCCAGGGTGTTCCCTTCCATTTGCAACGCCTCTTCGATTGCCTTTTGAAAGTTCCGAATCAAGTCCATCGACTATGCTCTCCACCAGTTTGTGCCAGAGTTCCTGACGGGCTACTTCTTCCCAATACGCTTGCCGGTAGTTGCAATCGAGACAGGCTAACAACCACCAGCAAGCCGTTCTCATCATTAACGTCCGCGTCCCGACGCTTTCCGGGCGGGCTTCTTGACGACGGTCTTTTTCTTGACTGCCATTCTGGGCGCTGGCATCGGCATGGCGGGAGCCATATCGGCGGGCATCGGTTTCTTCATCATCATGGGAGGTACTCCGGTTTCACGTGGAACAACTACTTGATAAACCGCTTCTTTAGAGGTTTCCCGATAAAGGAGCGGCGGGACTTGGTATCGGCTTCCGACATATCGCCGCCCAGGTTATTCCGGTCGCGGCTCTTCATCCGGCTTCCCGGTTTGGCGGGAGCGGTCGGACGGGTCTTCTTCAGGAAGTCTGGGAAATTCGTTCGATTCATCATGGTCTGTCTCTCGAAATAACGCCCACCAGCGACGGTGGGCTAGCAATCCGTAGTGCCGGCGGCGCAGTCTGGACGCGGGCATGGCACTATCATGCCATCGGCTTTTCCGGGACCGGCGGGCGGGCACGCAACGCCGCCTTGGCGTTTTCGGAGATAAAGGTTTGCAGCAACTTGGCTTCCTGATCGGCAGCCTTGCGGTTGATCTCCGCCGCCGCCATGGCGTCGCGCCGCTCCAGATCGGCGGCGGTTATGGCATCCTTGCGGCGCATGTCGGCGCGGGCTGATTCTTCCTTGATCGCCGCCCGTTGGGCGGCTTCCACGGCGGTCGGGTCGGGTCCTGGATCGGGAGTCAGGGTTTGCGCGGCGGCGGCGGCAGCCATCGCCACCTGATTCTCCAGTTCGGGCGGGAGCGGTTGATCGGGCAGCGAGATACCCATTTGTAACAGGGCGTTTCCGAAATCCACTTTGACTTGCGCCGCCATGTGCTCCGCCATGTGCGCCAAGATGGACTGTTCCAGTTCGGTGCGCTTCGTGCTGCCCTTGGCGCCCACGCTGTCCAGGTAAGGTATTCGCCGCAACAGGTCGGCGTGAACCGTCAGATGGGCGCTGTGGTCCTGATCGTCGTAGGCTTTGACCGGCTTGGCGGTCAGCAGCGCCACGTTCTCCGTCACCGGGTCGGCGCGCGGCGGCTCCTGTTCGGGCGGCAGGAACCGCTCGGGAGTCGGAACCCGCATGGCGTTCAGCATGTTCAGGTGCGCCTCGCGCATATCGTACAAGGCGGGCGCCTGATTGGCTAAATCCAGAACCGCCTGCGCCGTAGCGATGCGCTGAGTGGCGGACACGATATTCGGGTCCGATACCGGCACGACATCAACTACATTTGGGTCGAAATCTTCCGCCATCACCCAACTGTCCTGACCGGGTACGGCATAGGCGTACCCTTCCAGCGGCAGGTATTCGTGGTTCAGGTCGGAGAACAGTTGCAGTTCGTTGGCCTGGGACCGATGCAGGCTCATGTGAATGCCCGACATGACCTTCAAGCCCTGCTCGATCAGCGCCAGGGTGGTTCCCACGGGTCCGTTGGTGTTGGCGTCGCCCACTAATACCTCAGTCGCACCGCCTAGCCGTCTTCCCAACTGATCCATCAAGCCCAACAGGTTGAACAGTACCGGGCTAGGCTCCTTGTAGGGCAGCGGGAAGAAGGTTTTGGCGAGTTCTTCGCTGGTAGCTTCCACTTCCTTCCACTCGCCCGGCGATACCACCACGTCCTTGCCGCGAATCCGGCTGTCGCGGCTCCTGAATCCGCCCGGCAAGTTGGCGAAACTGGCGGCATCCAGCAGCGCCCGCAGCGCTCCGGTGGAACTGCGCGCCAAGCCCGCCATGGCGTGATATAGCCCGAACCCGTAGAAGCCCAGTCCCGGCAGGAACTTGTAGTGGGTGATGTAGCGGCGCGGGTTGCGGAGCGGGTCGCCCTCCTTCCAGTTGCGGTAGATCGCCAGCACCTTGCCCTGCTCTTTCTCGACGTGGACGATATACGGTGAATCCAGCCCGTCCTTTTCATCGAAGCCCGGCAAGTTCAGGTAACATGCCTGCTCCAGAATGACGTGGCGCTGGTCGTCGTCGTCGGCATAGCTGCTGCTGTCCCGGCTGTCCGCCGCATCGATTTCATCGCGCAGGGTCGTATCGGTTTGGGTGTCCTCTTCGCCCGGCTCTTCGAGATCGATACGCCGGTAGAATCCCAAGGCTTGCAGCTTCTTAACGTCGTGATGGGTCATGCGCAGGACGTGGGTGTAGCGCTGCGCTTCATCCAGGTCGTCGCAATGGTAGGGCACCACGAAATCGCCCGGCTTGATCAGTTTCCTGACGACCTGCTGGCGAAGCGGACAATAATAGAGTTTGGTGAAGACCGAACCCGACAGCGGCAACCTAAACAGCAGCATGTCGGTGACGTTGAACGCATCCTTCATGCGAAAGGTGTAGGCGTAGTTGATATAGTCCTGCACCCGCTTGGCTTGCTGCTCGCGTTCTGGAGTAGCGGTCCCTAATACGACCGTCTTGGCGGGACCGTTCGGCGGCCACAATTCGCTTTTGGCGCGCGCCCAGAACTGCAACACCGCTTCCATCAGCATCGGGTGCACGACCTCCGACGCCCCATCGAAGCTGGCACCGCCCTCGACGTTAGACGATACGCCCAGCAGGCGGATACCTTCCGCTTCCCGCTCGTACCAGTCCAGCCGCGATTGCTCGTCCCAGTCGAACCGCTCGATTACCTTGGCGGCTATAGCGTCCAGTTCGTTTTCCTCGATAGCATCAGCTAAATTGCCGTCAAAGACCACCGTGGGATCGGGCGGCAGCAACTCGCCCATCCGCTGCGATTCCTCTTCGGTCAACAGGTCAACGCCATCGCTCGCTTCCATCAACGCGAACAGTTCGGCGAGTTCGGGATCGTCTGGAGCGGGAACGCCTACCGCCACCATCGCGCCTTCATCAACAGGCTCGGCTTGAGGTAGTTCGGGTTCGAGAAGGCTGTCGTCCGGCTCGGGCATAGGATCAAACGGGTAAATCGGCATGGCAATCCATCCTGTCCGCCCTCACGGCGGTCTATTGAGATAAAAAGTTAAAGGTGGCGAATTCGAGACCTTTGCATGAAATGATATTAAATATCTCCAACCTATCAAGGCAGCATATCAAACACTAGAATGAGCGGCACACAACGCATTCCATCTCGCCGCCAACCGCCCGCATAGTTCTTCTTTTATGTATTGCTTCGACTTAAAAACTTTTACGGTCAAGTCAGTCCAATCTGGAGATTTTTCACAACAATGCAGGATGCGTAGCGTGCAGAAAGCGACTTTTTTGTTTTCTTCGTAAAACCCACTAATATGCGGCGTCTGACCGCAAGACTGGCAAGGGAGTAATTCAGGATCGATCATGCAGGTATCCTCCTATTCATCAACAACCTTCCACAATTCTGGCACCTTTTCCGCTGTGATCTTCATGTCCAATTCTGTCGGATAATGGCGCAATCTAGCGTGTAAATCGCGCAGCAGTTGTCTGGGAACTCTAACCGTCTCACTTTTGCCATGCAGGAACGGCGACAACTTCACTATTTCGCGAGCCATGTCGTTCACGGCTCGGGTGCGTTCGACGGGCAATGTCATTTTCGACTCTCCAACAAGGCGCGATGCTTGACGATAGTTTCAAGCCGACTTTGCGCTTCGGCGCGGTTGCGATGCTCCTGCGTATAGTTCAAGCAAATCACCGTCAACCCGCTCGGGACATGCTTGGCGCGAACGCCGACAGCGTTAGGCACGTTAGGCGGGTAGGGAGCGGTGATAATGTCAGCCATACGCCGCCTTGCGCCGCTCTTTCGGTTTGAAGCGGGTCACGTTATCCGGCAAATCTTCCTCGTCCCGCTCGTCTTCCTCACGGCGACGCTTGGCATCATCGGCGTGCGTCACCAGGAAGGAACTTTGCAACCAGATTATCGCTTGCGAGAACGCATCCGCCCAGTCGTCGTCGTTACCTTGCGGGAACGCCGCCAGATTGCCGATAAAGTCTTCCGCCCATTGTCGGGATGGATAGTAAATCCGCCCGTTCTCCAACAGGGATTGCGCCATATACGCTCTAGTTATTTTATCTTTTGTTGGAGCATATGTACTAACAGGCAAGCCAGCCCTCCTTAAATCCTGAACTAATGAATTTCCGCACCAGCAAGGCATACCATTGCGACGCACATAAACAATTCCATTAGGAACTTGAACGCAATGAACAATACCTTTATAATGTATTTTATATGGTATAAGCTTTTGTGTTTTGCTGATTCTTAGTCTTATTACGTATTTATCTCTTAAATTTTCTAACGGAGTTTCTTTTTTACCACACCCAATAATTATTGGCTTTTTTGGTTTCGTAGCAAGGCAAACACTCGCAGATAATCCAATTTTTTGGGCAATCTCTTGTAGTTGCCCGGCAAGCTTTGAGCTGGTTGTGGCTATTGATTGCGCTCCTTTTTTTGTAATAGTCCCATCTCCCATTAAATAATAATCCCAAAATATTTTTAGTTGTCTAGGCGTAGCTTCCATTATATCTTGTGGAATAAACTTTTCATAACACCTTAATCCGAACTGTCTAACAAAACAGTATAATTTCCTATTTGCTAAGTATATTTCTTTATTTCTTTTTTTATGGACATTACCCATCTTTGATAGCACTTCAAAAAAGTCATTATAATATTTTCCAGTATCGTTCTGTCCTATATGGACAGTAAATCCCCTGGAATTACTTTTTTGTGTCCATCCTTCAGATAAATACATTGCCATAAATCTTATATAATCATCTCCGTCTAGCGTAATAGTTCTACATTCGTATCCAGCCTTGCCTTTTTCAAAATCATTGGTTAGTAGTTCTTTTTTAATTATTTCCTTACCCTCCCATATAGAAGTTAATGGAGTTTTTGTTTTTTCTAGTCCATATAAGGCAAGTTCTTCTGCTGTTATTATTGTTTCAATTCCTTTTATCCTGTAGGCAGCGCATCCTCCCATAGATAAAGGTAACGTAGTAACTAGCATTCTATGATTCGGTGTTACCATTACATTATGCGATCTTCCGTAGAAATGGTACATATCTCCATCGTATTCGCTATGATACTCACCAATGGCTTTTTGCCATTGAAATTCATGTGTATCCATGTTTCTGGTTGCAAATTCATCATTATTTATATCAATTTCTGAAAAATGTTTCCAACCAGCCCTAGTTAAAATTTCTGTTTTATCGTCATAACATTGCCCACTTGCTTTCTTCTCGATAATCACCTTGTCCGGTGTATAATCTAAGTACGCTTGAACCGCCGCCTTACGCAATTCAGGATATTCGACCCGCCCTTTCCAAGCTTCGAGCAGAAAGACGTTATGACAGTCATCGTCCGGGCGCTTGAACACGCCCAGCGTCACCCGCGCGCTAAAGGAATTGCTCTTTAGATCGCGGTCGGTGAAAGCGGTATCCCAGGATTGAATGATAAACTCGCAGTCTGGAAGCGGCTTGTTATCCGCCCACAGCCGCCACCACATCCGCTTGAAGATGCCGCCCTCTTCGACGAACGGCTGTTGCTGATACAGGGCTTGCCAATCCCGCGCCGGCAGGGTCTTGCGGATGTTCTCCAGTACGGGTAACGGGAAACGCTCGGGCCACAACGGTTCGCCCGCTTCATTAATAGCCGGCAGGTTGAGCACGGTCCACTTTTCGTGCTTGTGCTCCTTGAGCAACCAGCCAGAAAGGTCTCCAACATTCCAACGGGTTTGACAGATGACGATAGCGCCGTCATCCATCAAGCGGGTATAGGCAACTGCCGTGTACCAGTCCCTCAGTTTGCGCTGGCTTGATTCAGAGTCGGCATCTTCTCGTGCTTTTTGCGGGTCGTCGATAATTAAACAGTGTGCACCGCGCCCCGTGAGCGCCCCTCCAACACCGACCGCCACATATCCGCCCTGATAGGGAGGCGCCATATTGAACTTGTCGGCGGCGGCGGAATCAGCAGCCAGCCCTACGTTAGGGAAAATCTCGGAATACACCGGGTCCGCCATTTGATTGCGGACCTTTCTCCCAAAGTCAGAAGCGAGTTCCTGTCCGTAGGACGCACACACTACCCGCTTGTCGGGATTGCGTCCTAAGTACCACGCCGGGAAATACTCGCTGACGATCATGGAATTGTGGGTAGGGATTAACGATTTCCCTACCAAGTACAATCCGTCCGGGCTATCTACCTGAATGCATTGTCCTGTTTCAGGCTCGCATTCTTTAATTGAAACAATTTCAAATCCTGAATCTTTATGTTTCTTGTGGTTAAAAGGAATAGAATATTTTATTCCAAAAGATAATCCATATTTAATTGCTAAAGTTTCTACATTATCAATAAATGATTCATCTTCTTTATTATTAAACTTTACGTGCCATTCATGCTCTTTGTGGCATTTAATAATGTCTCCATTTGAAAACTCAACAGCCAATGTCGCATAGTCCTTTGGAGATACAGCAACTACTTTGACAGGATTTACTCTCCATCCATAAACATAATCACCGACTTTCAATTCTCCGTGTGTTTTCCACCCGTCAGGTGTCAAAATAGGTGTATCATCAGCGACTAGCTTGCCACTCCGAGGTGGCATGAAAATCATCAACCGCTTGATCTTGCCTTTCTCGACTTTCTCCAAATACTTCGCGATCAAGTGATGGTGCGCCGCCGGGACATATCCAGCCCAGCGAAAGCAGGCATACGCCATCAGGCTGTCGTAGGCGAACACGCACACCGGGTCTCCGATGACATGTATAGGTGCTACGGGAGATAGCCCGGCGCGGATGCGCTTGATCATGTGGCTGCGCTTCTCAAACGTCTTGCGCGACGCCAGCACGCCCTTGTGCCCGACCGGACTCAGACACCCGCAGCTTTTCGTCAGCCCTCTAGTCAAGCGCTCGCGGGATACCGCATGATCGGTTCCGCAATCGCACTGACACAGCCAGTAAACCATGGGAATCCCATCGGCTTTCTCTCGGGTGTAGGCATAGGCTTTCACCATCAGCTTGCCGAAACGCGATCCTCGTAGATCGCGGATAGCGGGATGCGGCAGCGGCGACCAGTCGATCTTGACGCCCTCCACTTCGGGTGGTTGCGTCTCGCGCATGTACTTTTCGCGAGCGCGATCTCCTACATCGGGCATGGCTGAGTTACCTTTTTACCGCGCATCAGAATAACTTTTCCTGAACTGACGGCGATTCGTGGTTAGATGAGGCGCAAGAATCCCGCTCTACGGGCTTAACAGCGTTCGGACTGACATGGCGAATGCGCGCTTCGGCGATAGGGAAGTATTCGACTTCACGTTCTATACCGATAAAACGGAATCCTTCCAACAAAGCGGCTTTTCCTGTGGAGCCGGAACCCATAAAGGGATCGAGGCAAACTCCACACTTGGGAGTGATCAGTCTGACGAGATACTGCATAAGTGCTGTTGGTTTGACGGAAGGATGATGGTTATGGGATAAATTACGCACGGCATCTGGCGTATTGCCCATATTTTGGCGAGACCACTCATCTTGTGCGTAATATCCGGCATCCCGTGGCTGGAGTTTATTACATCCCTCATTCCTATCCCTTCTACTCGCCTTAGCTTGATAAACGAGCCGCTTAAAATCAACAAAGTCGTCTTCGGTGTACTCGCAGGATTTAAAGAAACGGGCGGCTGAGCCTGAATCATCTATGCGCAGTCCTTTACTTTTTCCGTTGCTACCCCAGTGAGATACATTACGGTAAATAGGTTTTCCTCTATGACTAACTGAATTAGGAAACAACGAAACTACTTCATTGCTATTATCGTGAATGAGGTTGCTCGGCCATCTTCCCAGTATTTCTCCGTGACGCTGCTCGTTATAACTAGGCGGTCTTGCTGGGGTTTCCCAACCCGTAGCGCCTACGGATTTCCCAGGTGCCGCACAATTTCGGCGTTCGATGGATGGTGATGGTTCGCCACTCACTCGACTCTGGTCTATGTTAATCCCACCCGTCCCATGCCTAATGACATTTTCTGCAATGGTGCCAATGAGGGGCTTTCGACAGAGTATCCACGGCTCAAATGCTGGCTTCAAACTCGTGCCAAATCCAGCCCATCGTTTGGCGGCTTCGGTGGCTGGGGAAGTGATTTGCGCGGGTATTTTGTTTTTATCAGTTCCGTTAAACACTTGTTCATCTGTTCTTCCATGCCTAATAAATCCAGCAGGTTGTCGTTTGCTGATACCAACCACTTCCCGCTCGGCTTTGAATTTCTTGTCCAGCATTTTTGACACGTCGGCATTTTTTGGGAAGCCCTGACCGAACACATGCATAATAACGTCCCTTATTTCCCATCCCGCATCTTCCAAAGCGCACATTAGGCGATGATGTGTTCTAGGTGCCCCTGCCGCCAACAAATGCGCGCCCGGTTTCGCAACCCGTAACGCTTCCTTCCAAATCTCGATAGAGGGCAGTTCGCCATCCCACTGCTTACCCATGAATGAAAGCGCATACGGAGGGTCTGTTACGATAGCATCAATACTATCAGCCTCCATGCCGCGCATGACCTCAAGGCAATCTCCTAAATGCAATACCGCATCGCCGATAACAATTGGTTCAGTCATTTTCACGCATGTCGGAGAGGGTGGAGTTGAGGGCAGTCATGGGTTAGGCGGCTTTATTGTTGGTTTTGTTAAATGACATTGCCGGGTTGGGCATACCGGAGCGGCGGTTTAAAAGCAACAACATTGTGACTCAGGGATTCCCATGGCTGAACACACCGCTGCATCTCCACCTGAAATTTCGGACTCAAGTCCAATGCAAAGCAAATATCCGCGAGTGTGCGCAGGGTCATGTTGCGGGAGCCACTGAGTACCTGCGAGACATAGCCCTTGGTGGCACCCATGCGATTGGCCAGATCGGTTTTGTTGATGCCGGCTTCCTCCATAACCTTCCAAATGGTTTCGGTCACTTCGGTAATTAACCGCTCTTGAGCAACGAGTTTCTCGTTCGCTTCACTCTGGTTAGCCCAATGCTCCAGGAAGTCTGTCATGGTCTACCCCTCCTCGATCAATCGCCAGTTCTTGATCACTTGGCTGGTATCTTCTTGGGCGAGTTTCTGCCCTTTTTTTGAAAGCAATGTGGGTGTTGTAAAACACCCTTATTGAAACCCAGAATCTATTATCTTTTCTAACAAAAATTGATTTAACGCTCAAACCTGTTCCCCCACTTTCGGCACCACAGTCCCATCTTTCTCACAGACATAGGAGAACGATCTGTCGTACTTCTCGGTTCGCAACAGCATCCTCGTCACCGAACCTCCGCACGCGGGGCACGACAACCAGTTTCCAGTAGGGTATCTATCGGGAAGTTTCGCAGCCGCATCGTTCATCACCAGCGATCTCCTGCAAGGTCGATCAAGGAAAACCCCTCATCGGCCGCCAAGCCGAAGAGGGGGAGGTACCCTGGCGCCGTCTCGTAGCGCCACCCCGGCGCGGTCGCGGAAGATAAGGATGTTCTCCCGCCCTGCTGCCGGCTGTTTTACAAGTCCGAGATTTGAAACCATCAAAGCATCCCGAACACGACACCTGCCGGCTGGTCGCCTGACTACACTTGCTTGCGCCTAACTTATAACTAACCCTATCCCACGATCCCTAAATCGTGATACGAGGTAAGCCAACTCGCGCAAACTACCGCGAAGTATCCTATTCGCCGTCAGATAAGTCAACCTGAATATCACCGCGCAACGCCCGATATTCCGCCAATCCATCCTCAAGACTCGCATACCGCCACTTCCACGCCAGTTCCGGGTTCACCATCCACGCGAACTTCCCGCCGCGCTTGCTCTCCCTAACGATCACATCCTCCTTCACGAAGAACGCCAATGCCGAGTGCGCCGTACTTCTCGACACATCCGCCAAATAAGCAATCCGTCGCTCCGACGCTTTAACCCGATTGTCCCGCTCTCCTACTTCATCCAGAAGCACCCACAACACCCGCCATTTAGCCGCCGTCATGCCCTTGTTAAAGCCCAGCTTCAACAACCCAAACCGCGCGTTAACCGTTAAGGTCTTGTTCTTACCTTCCTCAGACTTATAAGGCGGAACCTTGCGATTCTCCCCATTTACTACCGACTTAGCTTGTCTGAAATCCCGATAATTTATGGAATTGCAACGAACGCCCTTCTTAACTAACTTATCTCGTTTATGATACGGTTTAATGTTCTCCATGTTAATGATTATTATAATAAAATCAGAATTGGCGTAAAGTATGCTTAAAAAAATCAGTTTTTTGAGTTTGCTCGCTCCAGGACCGAGCAACATTGCTCGCTCTAAGACCGAGCAAGATTTTTTTTAATCCGCTGATAAATAACACCTTTTTTGAATTGTATATGATATCATGTCTTTTATAGTACAACTCCAAACTTTTAAATACCCGCCATACTCCCAAGAAACCGAACGTAACCCACATTTTATTTGTCTCGCCTCGCCCGTCACCGCACTCCCTCACCTCGTTCCCTCCGCCAGCGACTCATCCCCCGAACGGGGTGAGGCGCGGGCGAGGGTCACGCCGAGTCCCATCGCCGCCGCCTTGCCTCACCCTTCGGAAACACGCCCACATTCCCAGGCTCCCAATACCCGCTCCTATCCAACAGCCCCAGCTCGCCGTCGCCGAGGACCAGCCCTTCCAAGTCGTTGCGAAACGCCAGGTAGTCGAACAACCACCGCCGGCATACCCGCTCGTAATCCACGGAGTTAATCGTGCTCGCCCGCCGCACCAGATTCACCCACGCCAGAT